TGCACTTGCATTATTAAAAGAAGAAACTAAATTAGACTCAAACCAAGCAGACGAACTGTTTGAGAAATTCTATAGACATCTAAAAGAAGAAGATATCTTTCATGCAGATATGATAACAGAAGGTGTAGAAGTTGGAAGACTCGTACATCAAGATATCTATAGATTGAGAAGAAGACTTGAACAAAACTTCGATGAGAACGGAGAGATTAAAGTTTACGAAGAGAAATCCATTGTCACCAATGTAGTTAATAACAGTATTGGTTATGGTGTTCTCATATACGAAGGAAGAATAGGAGACGATAAAATCCTATTCACGGCAGAAGATGTATATTAACGAAGTATTATATCATATAGACGAAGATTATAGGAAGTATTGTGACACCATAGATTTGGTGTGCGAAGAGATTCTATTAGAAGATGCAAAAGAGAAAGATGCATGGTTCTTCGACATGTCGCCTGAGAAACAAAAAGAATATATCAAGGCACATCCAGATTCAGAGAAGACAAAACAGTTAAAGAAACAACTCGCAAAGATGAAGAAGGGTGACGACTCAAAACCTACTTCAAAGGATACCCCAAAGAAACAAGACAAACCCGAACCCAAATCAAAGGACAAACCCGAAGAACCCAAAAAAGATAATACAGTTGGTGGTGCATTACCAGACACAGTTGCCGATTTAAAATCACATGTTAAGGGTGTTAGAGATGCCGTTGGTGCAGACTTAGAAACTATTGCAACTGCATTTAAAGAACCGTCAGTCTATAACACAGTTAAGGCAATTGGTGGTTCTATATCTGCATCATCAAAAGTTGTAATGGGAACACTCAGAACTGTAGGCAAAACTCTTACACTTGGTGGTGCTGCCATTCATGACACGAAAGCCTTCCAACAATTAGAGAAGGGCCTTATTAAAACAGATGAGTTCATGAGTAAAAACAAGGCACTCGCAACTATGAGTGCTGTTGCAGTATCAGGACTTGCAATAGGTCAGTGGTTGAGAATGTCATTCTCAGGTGATATAGAGTCTGATTTTGACCTCACTATAATCCCAGCCGCCTTTGCTGGTAACGCTGGTTTTGCAGACCTTATCGCCACACCTGATGGCATTAAAGGCATAGGGTTATTAAGTGCAGGTATGGCTACAGGTGGTTTACCCATTTGGATGGGTGGTCCAGTAGGACTTGCAATGGCACTAACATATTCTGGTCTCAAGAGTGCAGGTGAAACTGAAAAGGGCAAAGAAATCAAGAAAAAGATGATAGATTACGCAAATGAGATGGGTGACACCATTGGTGATGTTGCGAAAAAAGCCGATAAAAAACTAGGATTAGATAAGAAATCCACACCGACTATGAAAGATGTTAAAGATACAATGTGGGGTAAAGGCAAACATTCAACTAAGAAACCTAGAATGAGTGAAGAAGAATTTGATAGAAGTTTAGTTGAGTCAGTTTTAGTTCTTCAAACTCCAACACAAGCAGACGAATATATTGCTGACAAGATAATGGAAATCTTGAAGAAATCTAATTTCAAACAGAAACAAGCACTGGCGAAGAAGTTTGGTATCAAACTCTTCAAAAGAGGAAAGAAGATGGCCATCGAGTCAGTTGTAAATATAAATTCAGTAGTCTTTGCACCCAAAGATGAATTAAAACAACCGAAATATGAAGAGATAGATATCTTTGAAGAAGGTTGGGACAGTATCAAGTTAGACCCACCATCAGAAAATAGTTCAGGTCAAACAAAGAAAGAATTAACACAAGTAATAGATGAGTCAAATAATGCAAGTGACGAAGCGATAAAACAATACATCAATTGTGATGAAGACGCCAACTATTACATAAAAGAATATATGGAAGATTCAGACTTAGAGTTTGATGAAGAGGAAGTTGACTACATTAAGAGTCAATGTAAACCTATAGGTAGACATTACAAGAACATGTATAATCGTCCTAGACCATATCAACTCGCAGAAGAATATAACATGGAGTTAAACAAGTTCAAAACAGGAACTGCAAATACACCATCATATCCTTCCAGTCACGCACTACAATCATATGTTGTCGCAAATTTCTATGCAAAGAAATATCCAGAACACGAGGGTAATCTAAGAGATATGGCAGACATATGTGCATGGGGTAGAGTTCAAGCAGGACTACATTACCCAAGTGACTACAAGGCAGGTATAAAACTTGCAGATGAAGTATCAAAATATTTTAAAGAAACTATAGAAGAAGATGCGCCAGTGAATTCTACAGGCAGTGCCGTATCAACAGACACGCCTCTAGTAAAAAGAAATAAGTATCAGAAAAAGAATGAGAAAGATAGTAAAAATATCTATAAACGAATTCTTAAAAGATACGATTACTAATAAATTATGGAAAGATTTTATAACTACCTAGCCCTAGGTACCTCTCTCGCAATTGCAGGTATCGCCGCTTACTTTTCAGTCATAGGACTTGCAACGATATTTGCAGGTGCGGCTTTGGGTGTCATTATTATGACATCTGTATTAGAGTTTGGTAAGATAGTCACGGCAGCCTATCTACATATATTTTGGGAAAAACTCAATTATATGAAATACTATCTGGCATTGTCAGTATTTGTATTGATGTTGATTACTTCATTAGGGATATTTGGGTATCTAGCCAAGGCAAGTTCAGATACATCATATGCAACAGGTGTGGCACAATCAGAAGTTAATAGAATAAACTCTCAAATCCAAAGAGAAGAGAATCAGATACAGACAATAGAAGAGAGAATAGTTGCTTTAAGTAATAGTGGTGTAGATGTGACACGGTCTGTTGATGCACAAATAGAGATAAGAGATGGTGCATGGGACAGAGTTCAAGGCGACATAGACTACGCACAAGGACAGATAACCAGTCTAAGGGCCGAACTAACTGCATTAGATAAATCTGTTAATGACTTAAGGAATAGGGGTATTGAGACTATTACTGTATCAGAAGGTGTCTTTAATGAAGAGACTCAAGTAATAGATTATGTTCAACAGGCGAATGACTTATTTGCATCTCAATCAGAACAGAGACAACAGATTAGAGATGATATCAAAGAACAACAGTCGAATATAGACAGATATAGAGAACAAGCCCAAGACACCATAGACGGTGCAAACACAGAGATAAGTAGATTACAAGAGTTGTCTACAGGTGATGTTGATGAGATTATAGTTAAGACAGAAGAATACAACACAGAGATTGATGTTATCTATGATGATATAAAGATACTCAAGGATGAAAGATTTGTATTTGAACAAGAAATATTAGGATTCGAGGCGGAGATTGGCCCAATCAAGTATGTCGCAGAAGTGATATATGGCCAGGAAGAGAGTGTCAAGTACCTTGACAACGCTGTTAGGTGGGTGATTTTTGCGCTCATCTTTGTATTCGACCCCTTAGCGGTGTTATTATTGATTACCTCTACTGGCCTGATTGTTCGCAAGAAAAAAGACGATAAACCCAAAGTCGTAGAACAAAGATATATACTACAAGTACCCAAGTCTTTACGAAAAACCAACTAGTATTTTAACACATTTTACTGTATAATGGATGTTAATGCTATGGTTAGAACGAAAATATTTGTCTATGGTTATGGCGAACCTAGACCGCTCAAAATGGGTTAATGAAAACACATTAAATCACAGATGTCCTTATTGTGGTGACTCACAAAAGAATATCTACAAGTCTAGAGGATATCATTTTGTAAAGGACCAATCGTTCATTTACAAGTGTCATAATTGTGGAAAAACAACATCGAGTGTCAATTTTCTAAAAGAAAATTTTCCCACAATTCACAGAGAATATCTCAAAGAATTTTTGTCAGAAAAAGGGCATAAACCTAAAAGAAAAATGCCTCCAGCTGACAAATTTAAGTTCACCCCACGAGCGGATATTCTAAATAAAAGTGAGTCTAAGAACAGAGATAGCAGTTTAAAGGCAATCGCCTTTTTGGCATCTGAAAAGGCCGAGGCACGCAAATATCTTCTTGATAGAAAGGTGCCTGAGTATGCAATGAAAGATATCTGGTTCGTGCCTCATGCACAAACACTACATCTTTTGTCTAATAAGTATACAGATAGAGTTCTAGGCAATGACCCTAGAATCGTATTGCCATTCTACGATGAGAATGGGAAATTAGTTGGGGTGTCTGGTCGTGCAATTAATAATTCACCACTCAGATACTTAACAATGAGATTTCAAGATGATGTTCCACTCATCTTCAATTTGAATTCAGTGGACAGAACGAAGACGATTTATGTCACAGAGGGACCCATAGATAGTCTATTCCTACCCAACGGTATCGCAGTAGCGGGTAGCGATTTTAAAAAGATACCAGAAGATATAAAGGACAACGCAATACTCGTTTATGATAATGAACCACGAAACAAACAAATTATAAAGAAGATGGAAGAGGTCATCGACCTCGGCTATCGTGTTTGTATTTGGAATGATAAAAGAATAACAGAGTATAAAGATATTAATGAAATGATTATGGGTGGTTTGAGTGAGAGTGAAGTCGTAGACATCATCAATAGTAATACAGTTTATGGTCTCTCAGCAAAATTACAATTGATGGAGTACAAAAAAATATGAATTCAGAAGTCAAGGTCATTAAGTCAGACGGTTCAAAAGTTTCAATAGATTTAGATAAGATACATATAATGGTAGAGAAAGCCTGTAGACATATTGCAGGTGTTTCAGAGTCACTAGTAGAGATGAACAGTGGTCTACAATTTTATGATGGCATCACAACTAAAGAAATACAGAAGATTCTAATCAAGTCTGCAAGTGACTTAATCTCACTAGATAACCCAAATTATCAATTTGTAGCGGCCAGACTATTGTTGTTCGCAATACAGAAACAAGTCTTCAATACAAAGTGGAAGGATAAATCTAAAGACGACTCGTTAGACAAAATATATCCGCCATTAAAGGAATTGATAAAGAGAAATATAAAGAAGGGTCTTTATTCAAATGACTTAATTTCTAAATACTCAGACGAGGAGTTAATTAAACTCAACTCATATCTAAAGCATGGTAGAGATTTAGATTTCACCTATGCAGGTTTACAACAAGTAGTAGATAAGTATCTTATACAAGACAGGTCATCTAACACTTTGTTTGAAACACCGCAATACATGTATATGTTAATTGCAATGACACTGTTTCAAAATTACAATGGTCATGGCGAAAAAGATAGATTATGGTATATCAAGAAATATTATGATGCATCATCGACATTTAAAATAAACATACCCACGCCTATAATGGCAGGTGTAAGAACGCCGATGAAACAATTTGCATCATGTGTCCTAGTAGACAGTGATGATACTTTAGATTCATTATTCTCTAGTGACATGGCGATTGGTAGATATGTCGCCCAAAGAGCAGGCATTGGCATCAACGCAGGAAGAGTCAGAGGATTGGGTTCAAGAATAAGAGGTGGTGAAGTACAACACACAGGTGTTATACCATTTCTTAAGAAATTTGAGTCAACAGTGAGATGTTGCACTCAGAATGGAGTCAGAGGCGGAAGTGCAACAGTTCATTTCCCTATTTGGCACCAAGAGATTGAAGACATTATTGTATTAAAGAACAATAAGGGAACAGAAGACAACAGAGTAAGAAAGTTAGATTACTCTATACAACTATCAGAGTTGTTTTATAAGAGATTTCTTCAAAATGGAGAAATAACATTATTCTCACCTCATGATGTGCCAGGTTTATATGATGCATTTGGCACGCCAGAGTTTGATGAAATGTATGAGAAGTATGAAAATGCATACTCAATCCCTAAAAGAAAAATTAGTGCAAGAGAACTAATAACAGATTTATTGAAAGAACGAGCGGAGACTGGTCGTATCTATATCATGAACATTGACCATTGTAATAGTCATAGTTCATTTACAGACAAGATTAATATGAGTAATCTTTGTCAAGAGATAACATTACCAACAGAACCCATACAACATATCGATGACCATGGTGGGGAGATTGCCTTATGTATATTAAGTGCAATCAATGTTGGTGTTATCAAAGATTCAGAACTAGAAGAGATATGTGACATTGCAGTCAGAGGTCTAGACGAGTTAATAGATTATCAAGAATATCCAGTGGCAGCCGCCGAAATGTCAACACTCGCAAGACGAAGTTTAGGCATAGGATACATTGGACTGGCACACTATTTAGCAAAAAACCGTGTCAAATATGGTGATGAGAGCGCCTGGAGACTCGTCCACGAGTTGTCCGAGAAATTCCAATACTATCTACTCAAATCATCTACGACATTAGCGCAGGAAAAGGGTAAATGTGACTATTTTGATAGAACCAAGTATGCACAAGGCATATTACCCATAGACACATACAAGAAAGATGTAGATGATATAGTAAAACCCGAATATAAGATGGATTGGGAGAAACTAAGAGAAGAGATATTAACACATGGGTTGAGACACTCTACATTGACCGCACAAATGCCAAGTGAATCGTCAAGTGTCACATCTAACGCAACTAATGGCATTGAACCACCTAGAGATTATCTATCAGTTAAGAAAAGTAAGAAGGGAACACTCAAACAGATAGTTCCTCAATACTCACATCTTAAATCTGCATACACTTTATTGTGGGATATGGAAGATAACACAGGTTATATCAATATAGTTGCAGTAATGCAAAAGTTCTTTGACCAAGGGATAAGTGGTAACTGGTCATATAATCCCGAGAATTATGATAATAATGAAGTTCCAGTCTCTATCATGGCAAGAGACTTGTTGAATACATATAAGTATGGATGGAAGACATCTTATTACCAAAACACAATGGATGGTAAAGTAGAAGATGTTATAGAAGAGCCACTACCTAGTGACCCTTTTGATTCCGATAGTGAGGAAGATTGTGATGCCTGTGCCATTTAAAGATAAAACTGTAGATTATAGAATAAAATCAAATTTAGACATCGATAAACCTAGAAATTTGAGTTCGATGTCGTCAAATACATCTCTTGTGCCTGGAAAAACTAACCCATTGACATGGGAACTCATGTTCGATAGATATGTCGTTCTACGAGATTTCCTGCCACAAGATATAATAGAGGTGGTCATGGATATGTGGCGTTCTGCTGAAGATGTTGGTGCATACATGCATCGAGAAAATAAAGATATCACATATAAGAATCCCGAAGAGTCAATAGGCAAATCATTGGGTGGTTATTGCACACCATGGGGCATTGCATTACATGGATATATTCACAACAAGTTAAAAGATTATATCGACATGGATTTGCGAGAGACATACTCGTATACTAGAAAGTATGAGAGAGGTGCATATTTGGGTTCACACACTGATAGACCATCATGTGAGATAAGTGCAACACTTTGTCTAGATTATCATACTGATGATAACACGCCATGGAAGATATGGTTGAGAAATGATAAGAACTATGCTGGCATAGATGCAGAGACAGTTAAGAAAGAAACGCAAGACTTGACTCAACGAGAGAGATTGAGAAATGGGCTCAAGTCAGTTTCTTTAGAACCTGGTGATATATTATTATATCAAGGTCCAAACATGCCACATTGGAGAGACTACTTATTGGGTGATTACTCATATCACTTGTTTGTTCATTTCTTTAATGCAGATTCTAGAATGGAAGGCATAGAGGGATTTCACTCAGGTCAAAATCATGATTTACACACCGCACCTGCCGCCTATGCATTAGATTTAGATGGAAGAACTAATCGTTGGGAAACAAGAGGAGATGATGAACAGCCCGATACTGATAAGATGAGAAAGTTTACAGATTTTAATGATACATATTATAAGAGTGATTATGGTTCTATGGTAAATGACTACGAACACTTTGAATTAGTTAAGAAGAGAAGAAAATGAGAACTGAATTTTGCAAATTTCTAAGAGAAGTATCAACCGAAGAAGGCGGTAAAGAATATCACGAACTCGCACAATGTATTCGTTCAGGTCAAGTATCATATGACCAAATACAAGAACACATGAAAGATGAAGACTTTAAAGAGTATTACTTGAACAATTTCTATGATTATGGAATAATACCACAATGAAACATCATACTTATTATAAAGAGTTTCTTTCTCCTACAGAATGTGAACAATTATCATCATTTGTTATGTCAGAAGAACCTAGAATCATGGCAATTGATAACCCATACAAACATCCAGATTCATGGAAAGGACTTACAGGACAACATCTGGTCTATAATTGGTTATCTCATCCGACACTTCAAGCGTTAAATATACCACAAAGACTGTTTGAATTGCCAGATTTTCAAAATGCTACAGTTCTTGGTATACAATGTTGGATGAATATTTTAAGACAAGAGGAAAGAATAGAACAACACGCACATGGTGAACCAGATGATTCTCCTTCATATGCTTGTAATGTATTTCTCTCAGGTAACCTGACCACCGGAACACGATATGAAGATATTGGTTATACACCAAATGAAATTGGAGAAATTCACATATGTTCACACGAACTAGAACACGCAGTTCCTTCTCAATTATTCAGAGAACCACGAATCAGTATGGCGATGGATGTGTGGTTTAATGATGAAAGTATACAAGAGATTTACAACTCGCCAGAAACATTTCCAAATAGTAGTGTTCGCATTATAGAATTCAGGAGAAGTAATGACAGTATTTAATAAGAAAAATGTAGACTTCAAAAAGAATAAGATATTCTTTGGTGAACCATTAAATACACAAAGATTCGATGAGTTCAAATATCCCATATTTGATAAACTCACACAAAAACAATTAGGATTCTTCTGGCGGCCAGAAGAAGTATCATTACAGAAAGATAGAAATGACTATCAAACTTTAAATGATGCACAGAAACACATATTCACCTCAAATTTGAGGTATCAAACTTTGCTTGACTCAGTTCAAGGTAGAGCGCCATCCATAGCATTCTTACCGTTTGTCACTTTGCCTGAACTTGAGTCTTGCATCATTACATGGGATTTCATGGAGAGTATTCACTCTAGAAGTTATACACATATTATAAAGAATGTATACTCAGACCCTAGTGATGTTTTCGACACCATCTTAAATGAAGATGCAATTATCAAGAGAGCAAAGACGGTGACTGAACAATATGACCACTTTATTACATTGGGTCGTAGAAAACTATTGGGACTGAAAGTAGATGATTATGAGTTATATAAGGCATTATATCTCGCATTGATTAGTGTCAACATACTGGAGGGTCTACGATTTTTTGTGTCATTTGCCTGTAGTTTCGCATTTGGAGAATTGAAATTGATGGAAGGCAGTGCAAAGATTATAGGATTTATCGCCAGAGATGAGGCACAACATCTTGCAATCACACAACACATATTGAAGTGTTATAAGAATCAAGAGAAAGACAAGATGATGTTAAAAGTCATGAAAGATTGTGAAGATGAAGTATATGAGATGTATCAAGAGGCAGTCAATACAGAGAAAGACTGGTCAGAATTTCTATTCAAAGATGGCAGTATGATTGGGTTATCAGTGCCATTATTAAACAAATATGTAGAATATATCGCAAACAAGAGACTGCGTATGATTGGGTTGGGCCCGATATATGATATCTCTTCTGCAAATAACCCATTACCTTGGACTAGACACTGGTTGAATAGTAGGGGTTTACAGAACGCACCACAAGAGACAGAGATTGAGTCTTATGTCATTGGTGGTATTAAACAAGATGTCAGTGATGATACATTTGAGGACTTTAAATTATGATGAAGAAATGGTACCAAATCCTTTGGGGTAGTAGAGAAGAAGACGAACTAGTTCGAAGAGTTCAAGAGGTAGAAGAGAAACTACATGGCATGGGTGATATAACAGATGAACCAACATATCAACCTGACGCCGATCCGGATGAATTAACAATTGAGAACGCATACAAAACTAGATGGATATGGTATCACACCATATTAGGTATTCTTATGTTAATGGCAAATTTTATCATGTTGGCAATATTTACATTGCTGGCAATTAAACTATAACTATATAATATATTATGAAAAGAGCGAGTACACTATTCAGACATGAAACCTCTAAAAAGAGTTCTTCCATCGGTCAAGGTGGCAGAGGCAGAAGAGTCAAGATTTCCATGTCTACGATGAATAAAAACAAAAAGAAATCACACAAAGCATACAGAGGTCAAGGACGATGAACATGCATGATGTTTTCATGGGAATCCTGATAGCCTGGTTTCTATTTGGTTCCTTCTTAACATGGGCTTTCTTTAGAATCGACATGAGAGTCGATAAGAAAGTTGTCAAAGAGGCAAGAAATGGATATGGAGAGATAGAGTGATTGAGATATACGGAAAACCACAATGTCCCTATTGTGACAGAGCGAAGACATTATGTGAACAGAATGATTATGAATACACCTATAATCAGTTAGATGTTGAATTCACAAGAGAAGAACTGTTTGAGATGTTTCCACAGGCAAGAACATTTCCACAAATTACAGTAGATGGCGTACACATTGGAGGTTACGACAAATTACTACACTGGCATAGAATACGATGTGGGGTGACAGAATGAAGATACATCTATTTTTACCACCAGTACACAAACATGATGCCTTGTGCGACAGATACAAACATATACTCAATACCGTTGACCATGTAGTACATGAAAAGAGAGTATATATACAATATCAAGATGATTTCGAAGTCTTGAGAGAACTGCCATATGCAACGATTGATGGTAAACCAAAATCATTCGATAACTTCTGGAAAGAGGTTATTGGCGAAAGAGAATTAGACACAGGAGAAGAGAACGATGGCGATTAAGAATCATATATTTTGTGAAGATTGCGACCAAGACATGACATTAACAATCTCAGATGACCAGATAATAGACATAGAATATTCTGCCGACCATTTTAGACCCAAATACTGCCCATTTTGTAGTAGTGAACAATTAGAGACATATAATGAAGAACTAGAAGATGGAGATTTATTGTAAAAACACATTACTCTTAGAAAGGGCAGTCGAATACTCAAAGACATTGGGCATAGACGATAGAAATGCTCGAATAGTAGTCAAACGATTACCACCATCCTTTACACAACAAGGATTCATAGAACACCCTAGTCACCTAGATAACGACATATACATTTCAGTATATGTGAAACTTGACAACGACAGATATGTCACATTGGCACATGAAATGGTACACGCCAGACAGGTTTTAAACGGCCAGCCAATAGACGAAAAAGAGGCATATTTATTGGAGAATACACTTGACAATGACCCCACAAAAATGGGATAATGGACATATGATGAAAGGTGGAGTAAAGCGAATCTTTATTGACATGGACGGCGTCCTTGCCGATTTCCTAAGAGGCGTAGAAATGCCTGAGTATTTGGGTGAACCTCTTACAAATGATGGTGCAGGTCGTACCACATACGATAACAGAAAAGAAGAATTAACAGGCAAAAGATTATTTGCAAATTTACCACCAATGGTAGATATGTATGACTTACTGGCATATGTTAGACATTGCGAAACACCGTGGGAGATATTAACTGCCGCCGGCAATGTCAACAGAGAGTTGGTAGTATATGACAAAAACGAATGGATTAAGAGATATGTGGACCCTAATGTAGTGGTGAATTGCACATTCACTGGTACGCAAAAGGCGGGATACGCCTACGAGGGTTCTGTTTTAATAGACGATAGGCCAAAAAACATCGAGGCCTGGGAAGATGCAGGTGGAATTGGTATTGTTCACACTTCTGCATCAGAAACTATTAAAGCTTTGAAGTCACTTAGAAATTCTGTATAAATACTAATATATGAGAACAAGAATTAAACCTTGGGTTAAAAGTATCTATAAATTCATTAAGAAATGGGTCTTGTGGTTATACAAGACTATAAGATATTGGATATTTAAACGATATAGAGTGACAGTCTCTTTCAATAATGAATATGGTGATGGTGACGATAGAACTTATATCGCAAAGAAGATTTTGATACAAAAAGAGAAACATCTCAAGTTTAGAGATGATGATGGTAACCTAGTTGAATATCGTTCAGCTGGTGGATTAAATTTTATTATAGAGGACTACGAATATGAATCCGAGGATTCCTGAACCTGAGGATATACTGATTCCGTTATTTGTTTTAATTGGTTTACTTGTAATCGTATTATAGGAGAATATTATGCAACAAGCATTAATTGGTATAGTAGCAGTATTAGGTTTTATGTGTTGGTATCTGTTCAGTCAGAACGAAACATTAACCGCAAATAATATCAAACTAGAAAGTGCCATACAAGAGCAACAAGAGGCGATGACCGCCATGAAAGAGTCATACGAAAAACAAGGACAGGCATTACAGAACATGTCTCGAAAGAACGCAGAAATCGAGGCAGAGAAGGCAGAATACCTTGCAATATTTTCAAGACACAATTTAGATTTACTTGCACTCAAGAAACCTGGTCTTATCGAGATTAGATTCAGAGCTGCCAGTGATGCAGTGATGGAGGGACTAGAAGATGATACAGAAGAACTTTATAAGCTTACTGTGCCTAGTGACACTGATTAGTGGTTGTTCACTAATACCAGCAAGAGATGTAAAGATAGTCTCTAAACCAATAGAGATAGATATCATGCAACCCGATTTACCAAGACCTGTTAATTTGACTGCACCGAAATGGTATGTTGTATCAGAGGCGACTATCACCAATCCATGTAGGGCGACAATATCACACGACCCGAAAAAATTCAAAGAAGATGGCACAGAAATGTTGAAGAGACCCAAGGCTTGTGCAAAAGAGGATACAGAGAATCCAGATTGGCCAGAAGGTTACACATATCTCGATAGATTTTTAGACGAGATGAAAGAACAGAACAATGGTGAGGTGTTGTTTGTTGCAACTACTGTTGGTGACTACAAAGTCATGGCAGAAGACATGCAAGAACTCAAACGATACATCAAACAAATGGGTGAAGTAATAGTGTATTATAGAAATGTCACTATTAAGAATCCTGATGGCACCGAAGAGAAGGGTGTTGGTGTTTCCAATTCTGACGATGATTCAAAAAGACCGAGTGTTGGTTTATTTCCAAGAAATAAAAAAGATTAATACTCACTAGACAACCATCATTTCCTGTGATACCATGGATCCCATGATGTTCAAAAATGAACAACAGAGAGTTATAATATGAAACATATGATTAGATGGTTGAAGATATGTGCATTGTTATTGTCGATTATGTTAATACTTCATTCATTAGAAATAGTGTATGATATACTTTATCATCATCAAGCAGGCAACATACTTACTCCACATTAAAATTTTATGATTCCAGAAACTATTTTAGACATAAATACAATGGGTAGGCACGATTTAAAATGAATGAGTGCCACACACTATGGCAGATTGCGTAGTGTTTTTATTAGATAGATTATTAATAATTAATTAAAGGAAGAATAGTTATGAAAAACTTAAGTATATTGAGTTTACTTCTCTTACTTTCCGCATGTGGAACAATGAACTCCGTATGGGAAGGTGGAAAGACAGTCGTTACCGGCACAGTAGATGCCGTAGTTCAAGGCACATCAACAGTCGTTTCAGCAGTTGCTGAAGATGTAGTTGATACTGTCGCTTTCGTTTCTGACACAGCAGCTGGTGTTGTTGAAGAAGGTGCAGAATTTGCTGACAAACAGACTGACGCTTTACAAGATGAAGAAGAAAACCCAAAAGAATAAGCTCCTTCCGACAGTTCAGAAATCGTAATGAGAGCTCAAATGAGATTCGAACTGAACAGAATAGTTCGATTATCAGAATAGAAGTCAGAAGCAGAGAAGATTTACTATCTGCTTCTGAATTCGTTAAAAAGTTTTGTAATGATACAGTTCAATGTGAGATAGTTGTATCGTTCAAGGACTGAAACTTGACAGAAACATGATAGTTGGTATTACAGTATTCATTGTTTCCGTCACACTATATATTATGAATAAGAATGAAACCAGTCAAAATTGATACACCAAAAAATACATATGCGCCTTGCCGAGGTGAATATCATCAGATGTTCCCAACGCCTATGTTTCAAGGCAAAGTCAACTTAAATCATAAAGAAGTTGCAAAACACTGTAAAGAGATTGTTGCAAAGGTGCCTAATGGCAACCCAACAATGGAGTATACAACATATTTCGATAATGACTTAAGAGAAGAGACACACAATCAACCGTGGTTTAACTCATTTGCCAATCAGATGAAGGATTCGTATATCGCATTTCTCAGAGAGATGTGGTTATTTCCAACTGATGGCCTCAACAGACACAACATACATTTCTTTGCATGGGTGAATGTCTATAATCAACCACACCAACACGAAACACACAATCATGTCAAGTCTAGACTATCAGGTACATACTATGTGAAGACTGATTTTGATTCAGAACCAATTAAATTCTTTAACCCGAATATGAGTTCTTTATTTGGTCATGGCGCCAATGACGATAGAATGAAATACAATGAACAAATGGAAGGTGCAGGTACGCCAGGTGGAATGACAGACCTCGAATTCTTTCCTAAGACTGGTGACTTTATGTTGTGGCCTTCGTATCTATTACATACTGTTCCAAGGGGTAAGGCACGAGATATGCTGAACTATGAACGCATAAGTGTTTCATTCAATTTACAACATTCAGAAGATTTGGGTTCATATCATCATGGCGATAACTTTGATTATGGGGTTTTAGATGAACAAAGATAATGTAGTCATACTAGATGAACTCTATAAGATGAGGTCGTCATTTGACAATGCAGAGTTTGATGGTTTCTGTTTGACTATAGATGATTTCTATGAAAACGCAGAAGACTTATATGAACATATCACGAACAGACAATACCCAATGTGGAAATACAACCCCGAATCTAATACACGCAATGGCATAGATTATCTCGACTGTAGGATAGTAGATAAGGTTGGGCACCCTACGAGAATATACAATAATGAGAATGAGAGACTACTAGATGTATGCAGACGATATTGGTGGAAGGGCGAATACAATTGGTCAGGTCTATATGAGTTTAATTGTTTTCAAACGATTACAGTAGATGACCCTAAGATGCAACATTACCCACATATCGATAGTGCATTAGACACGCCAGACAATTGTTCAACACTCAACATGTTAGTATACTTAGATAAAGAAGAAGATGGTGGTACTGCCGTATATGACGGAGAATGGATTACTAATGATGAGAACATGAGTTTACTGTATCCTGTTGAAGACAGATTTGATATAGAACGAATCATACCACACAAGTTTAACAGATGTGTTATATTTCCAGGCAATCGTATGCATGGTGCATATATAAATGACTACAATAAATACAAAGACAAGTGGAGATTTACCCAAGTGATATTCTACCACCCACAAAGGAATTAATTATGACCCCAAAATTCAAAATAGGCAATCCTGTCAACATGGAAGATACGAATATAGAGAAGAATGAAGAAGGTATTCTTGATGGTGTAGGTAATGATTACGCTAGAGACGGTGATGCAAATGAGTATTTTATAGGAGACTCAGAATTGGATCCTTCACATTCTCGATACAGAGAACGGAACGAACCGAACTTCATTTACATAAAACCTAGAATAATCAATGACCGTGGTTGTTCAGCACTTATCAACATGTTTCTAGATATGCCATTTGATGAGGTCACCATAGAGAACGAACACGATATCACTCCATCTGAGAGAGTGCAAAAACACAATCTATCTTACAAGTATGAGGCAGGTTACAACAAAGACCATATGACACTGGCACACGACTCGCCAGAGTGGAATAAGGCATTAGAGGTCGTAGGTTCTCAGTTAATCGAACATCCAGATTTTGATAGAATCACATATATGCAAATCGTTCATTATAAACAAGATGCACTCTTCCCATTTCATAGAGACATGGCGAAGAATGATGTAGGCAGAGATTACGGAACATGCATCACTCAATTGAATGACGATTTTCATGGCGGACAACTGAATGTAGAAGGTTGCCTTATACCCAAGAGAGCGGGTACAATGGCATTCTTTAACAATTCAAGTGAAGTCTGGCATGGTGTTGAACCGATATATGACGGTGAACGATATGTCTTTTTAATGTGGTTTGGGAGGGACTATGAATCAAGCGAAATGCAGTCAATGTCAGAAGACACTGAATCTGGAGACGGTGAGTTATCACTCGAAGATAATCAATAATACGGTAGAACATGTGTGGTGTAATGCAGAATGTAGTCATAAGTGGCATCAGGCAAATAAGAAATATGAAGAATCACTCAAGAAGAGACCGAAGAATATATGGCCATCACATGAAGGGCATGGTGGGTAATGGAAATAATAGATAATTTTTATAAAGAGAATTTCTTTAACGACTTAGTAGAACAACTTGAGGGTCCATATTGTCCTTATTATATCAATCCAGTCAATAGAGATAGTTCGTATTATCAATTCACTCATGCAATCTATTATCGTAATCGACCCGAAAGTGATATGTTTGAATTGATTCAACCTTTATTAGAACAACTTGATTGTCTCAGTCTCATAAGGGCAAAGGTCAATTTGCTACCACGAACCGACAAAAGAATTGAACATGACTATCATATAGACATAGACTTTGCACCTACGAATGTGAAGACTGCCATATTGTACTTGAATGACAACAATGGTTACACTAAATTTAAACATCAAGACGAGAATAGAGTCAATAGTAAAGCGAACAGATTAGTCAGGTTTGCAAATGGCATCTATCACACTGGTTCAACTAACACATGTGATGAACCCTATAGATTGGTTTTGAACATAGATTATATCCAAAAAAATAATGACATCAGAGAATACTGAAAAACCCCAATACCATTGGATAGACCATGGCGACCACATACTCGCCATTGAGAACTGTTTTGATGATGGTCTAATAGATGCATGTATTGATGTATTCAATGATTGTGAAGAGAAGGGTTTAACTCTCGACAGACTAGAGAGTCATCCTGGTTCACATAAACATCTTCGTGCTGACACCTCGATATTCTATAGTTCAATGGACCCTATGTTGTCTCCACCAATGCAAGACATGAAAGGAATCATCGACAATGAAATCATTGACTCATGGTTAGAACATTATCCAGTGATAGAGACTGAACAATATAGAGAACTATATACTAGTCAGCTGAAGATACAGAGAACACGATTGACAGAAGGGTATCATAATTGGCATAGTGAACACACGAGTAAGATACAAGATGTTAGAACGATACTTGCATATATGGTATACTTGAATGATGTTGATGAAGGTGGTGAGACTGAATTCTTATATCAATCAAAACGAATACGGCCTAAACGCAATACATTTGTTATATGGCCAGCGGGATTTACTCACACTCATCGTGGAAACCCACCGTTGAGTAATGATAAATATGTTATAACAGGTTGGATAAATGTTATCTAATCACAAACAAAGGAGAAACTATGGACTATTTTAATTTAGCGAAAGCATGGGTTCAAGCCAGACTAGGCGAAAGAACATCATGGGATGGTGGAGTTATCATTGCAGTTAGTATAATCGCATTAGTGGCATCGCCATTGATTAAGTGGGCCGCATGGGGTGGATTACTCTACGGTGCATGGACTATATACAAAGAAGAATCTTAAAAACCACCTTGAAAAATTTGAATAAATAATTTATAATATATTAATGAACTTTATAATGGAGAAATAACAAATGGCATTTAATATTACGACTGTATGTATGAAGGGTGACTCACATAGAACACCCGAAGATGTAATCAGACTTAAGATACATCTCGACAGACAACGATTGATAATTCACGAAGGTATGCAACTTGCACGCTTTTGTGTTCTTAGTGACTATACGGAGGAAGACTTTCTTGCAGTTGAACCTGCATTTGAAAGCGACCCACACCATGTCTCTAACTTTTCTTTAGTCTCAGTACCATCGCTCGCCGATGATGAACATCCATCATTTGCAACTCGACATGTATTCAAGAACGATAAGTTTGGTGAGTTAGACAAGACAATGTTCATTGATTGTAAAGTGATACCACGAGGTGTCTCTCATTCTATACTGTTCAGTTCATTACCAGAGAAGGGCAACCCCAACCACTCATCATTTACTGTTGAAGAAGACGATAGACAAGCAATCATATTGAACAATTGGTCGACTCTTAACTATTGCGTTGATTGGACCGAAACCGAAGATACTCAACTCTTACCTTACTTCTTTCAACACAACTATGGCGAACATGAAGAACTCGTTAAGAAGATGAACGATACAGAAGTCACGAGTAAGTACCCGACATTTCAGCATTTCATTGAAGGTGAGTATGACGAGTTCATGTTACCATTTCAACCTGCCGTGATAGGCAAATACTATTCTTGTAATCTAGAGATGAACAAGGCATTGAATGAGGCGTATGAGAAGAATGTCAGACCGTCATATCCAGAACAATGGCGTGGTACAGGTGGTGACGAAGAACAGAAGTACATTGAATTCGAACACGACTGGAGAGATATCACTAGACAAACATCGATGTTATATATCGATGAATCCATAGATACTATGGATAAAGATTATTATCTTAGACTTTGGGTATTATAGAGTTTTCTTTCCAGAGAAATCTTTTGATGTATAGTCTAACATGATGTGTGAAGGGTATACGCCAGACTGTTTATTACGAATGTTCATCTTGAAGTCATAATACTCATTACTGAACTCTACATCAATACGCTTTCCCTTACCTGATTTACCACCGTAGTATGCAATCATCTTACTTGTTGATATATTAGCGAACTTCTTATTCTCTCTTTCGCCCACCCACCAATAGTAAACTTTGCCTCCTAGGGCATGTACCATATGATAGTTGGCACCGATTGCTGTTTGCATGAATAAACTCAACTTTTGTTTATCAACATGTTTTGTCACATTCTCGGTAGGGAACTGTTCTCCACTGTTGTATTTGTTAAAGACTTTACAGAATAACGCATTGTTTAGACCAAACGCTTCGAGTAGGTCGATGCCGTCTTGACTAGAGACTTGACCTTTCATCATTTCTCTTGCAACGAAGAAGTTCTTAGACACGCCTGAGTTGATAAAGGTAATCGTCTTACTTGTCTTTAATGATAGATACGACTCATGGCCATTTGCGTGTTTTGCCGTGATGTCAGTGAGTAATGCACCATGTTTGCCTGGTTGTTTGGGTTCTATATACGGTTTTTTACTGGCGACTTTAATGGGTCTTGATGTATTTGCACCACCTACTAAGTCGACTGTATGCACCGCACTACCCATATGTTTGCCTAGTATCTGCAATAGGTTCTTTGACTCATCATCGTATTCGCCCTTACAACATCTAGCATTTAAACACTCTTTTAAACGCCTGTCTAACTCTCTTTCAAACTGATGACCTGCATTACCTTTAGCGCCTTGGCCACCGAACTCATCAGACTTAAACAACTTCGTGACATTGATTTCTTTCTTAGTCTTTTTACCATTTTCGAATCGCCCTATTAGGTAGATACCTGGATTCTTGGCTGCCGATGTGAGTATAACAGGTAGATTCTTATCGTATTTCGTATACTTTGTGCCCCCTATTATAACTGCCTCAGAGAAGAACAACCCACCATCAGACGCCTTACTTGTGTTCCAATTGTTCTCATTGGGTCGACCATCTTTGCCCTTCCTACCGAACACCTTATCACAAAACTTGTTTGCGTTGTTTCGTTTACCTAAATCTGCATATGAAAGACTTGCCATACTACTATTTATCAATCCGAGTACATGAAATTGATGTTTAATACATATCGATCCTCTACACCACCGATATACGAGTGCCATGAATGATTCGCCGATGGTCTAAACATATACGCCTGATTCACCGCCCATGGAATAGACCTTGTCATCTGAGTTCCATTTAGACCATGAAAACGAGTTGGTTCGCAGACACCTGGTGCTATAGGGACTATAATGGTTAACGCCTTCGCACCATAATCCGTATGAGGTT